CTTATTGGGATTTTGATAAAGTCATCAAACAACATTAATTTACAATGCAGTGTGCCTCCTATATAAGCTTGTGGAAAAACATCAATTAGGCAGGGATCATAGGCAGAAAGCAAAACAAAAATTGGATAGTTATTTTGCCTTGCAATTAGAAGTGGAAGGCGATTATACTTTGCGGCTTCGGCTGAAGCTTTGAGCCAAAAAGAAGCCAATAAACCGGTTCCTCGGAGGAGGAATGATGGGATTTCTAAGTCTTTATAATGCTTTAACTCAATAAAATATTTATCTGTCAATCCATTACCCAATGGATCAACAGCACAAATATCCCCTAATTGGGTTCTAATCTGTTCTCCTTTCTTGTTTCTTTGTGTAGCTCTGCCTCCACTTATGGCACTCCGCCAAAAAAGATCTTTTCTTTTTCCGCCAGAAACCCATAAGGAAAGCGCTTCGGCTACACGCCGTTCAAAGGCAGAACCTTTGTTTTTGCCACCTCCTGGCTTCATATTTCAATCTCTTAATTTAGGGCGTCGTGTTTCTTTAAATTTTTCTTCAATCTCCCGCCATAGGCCAATAGTCTCTTCCCGTAATTTAGCTTCAAGTTTTCCTTCCTCTACCATGCGAATGGATTCCTCTAGGCCCACTGCAAGGCTATGGTCACCGATAGCGTATTTTGTGCCTCCTATATTGCTTTTAAGAAATTGCAAATTGGCACGAATATCGTCAATACCATACTCGAACAAGATACAAACCGAAGCCTTTCGGTATGGCTGATCAATGCTAGATTTTACTACCTCTATCTCGGTTTCTACGCCAATAATCTTTTGCTGCTCCTTGCCGGATTCGATTTTTCTTTTGCGTTTGATTTTTTCCAGCATTGAGCATTTTAGCCTCAAGCTGGAATAAAACTCGATTGCAGCTCCACCAGGAGCCTTCCATTTTTGGCCATATGGTCCAGCATCCAAGTTTTGACGTATTTGGTTACTACAGACCATGAGATAATTCTTTTTGACCAATTCTCGGCATGTCAGGCGAAGCTGTTCACTAAATTCCTTCGCCCTGCGCATACCATATTGGTCGGAACCTTCCATCTCCATCTCTGTAGTCAAAGCCGCAAGGCTATCGGCAAAAATGCCATTTATGCCCTTTCCTTTTGGCTCCCACTTCCGGATAGGCTCAAATACGTCTTTAACCGTATCTGGTATCTCGTAATCGATTTTATCTACATTTAACCCAAATAATGATGCAAACCGCTTATTCAGGCGGCCTTCCGGATCACGGAACATGATATCCCCGCCTTTGCGCTGCACGCCTCCAGCTATTTCACATAGCAATACGGTCTTGCCACATCCTGAAGGGCCAAAAACCTCAACCAAAATGCCTCCGGGCAAGCCTCCTTTAGGGAATACGCTGCCGGATATAGCTAAATCGAGAAGCGTAGAACCAGTACTTATTGTTGGTTCTGTGCCTTGAAAAGCAGGAGATTTTGGTTCAACCGCCTGCTTGCTATGCTCCTCGACCTGCGCCGATAGGCGGGTTCTCTGTAGCATTTATGCCATTTCCTCTTTGGCTTGCATGCAATCATCCCAAACAGGGCAAGTGCCGCATTCGTCATATCGATCGCCGTCTATGCCCCATCGATATCCAGCTGGACATTCTCCAGATTGAACTTTTTGGGACGCCTTTACCTTAGGCTTTTCTTCAACCTCTTCGTCTTCTACATCATCCATTTCAGGCTTGACACGCGTCCGAACACGCGAATGTGTTTCTTTTTCTTCATCTTCATCGTCTTCTTCGTCATCAGACTCTTCCAAACTCTTTACAGAGCGCCGTGGACGCTCGTGAGTGTCTGAATCTTCTTCTTTATCGTGAACTTCATCATTTACCTGAAGAAAAATGCGTTCAATTTCTTCGTACGACTTAACGTTAAGGATTTCGTCGAGATTTGGAATCTCTTCGAGAATCTTCTCGTCATACTCTTTTTCACGCGGCAGAAAATCAATTCTGTCCGCTTTTAGATATTTGTTCTTGTTAAATTCACCTTCGACAAACCGAATGGATACGGTTTTTCCATTATATAAATCTGGGAAACCTTCAGCTTCTTCATTTTCTTGAAGTTCGTTATTTAAAACAGATTGAAAAAGAAAGTCGCTGACGTCCCAAATATGGGGGACGGGTTCGAATTTCTTGTGATTAATTGGAACCACAATATATAGATTACGCTCAGAAGGACGAAGTGCTGTCACTGATTCATCTTTCCAATGCACACCTTCTTTCAACAACTTGGTCCGATAATTACAAATCGGACATTTTTCCCGAATGCTCGTTGGACAAATTATAGATATTTTGTCAACGCCAACAGAACGATGGACTTTAAACGGACGCTTGTACCAAAGGCTTCCCGGTACAGCGATATTGTATTCATCACTCCTATCAGGATGATGAGGATCCTTTACTTGGTACGGGATAAAATCTAGCAGCACTCTGCCGCGGGATTCTTCTTGAAAGAAAGGAAAATCCTTGCTGGTTATTTTTAGATAGCTCCCAAACAAGGTATTCTTTTTAAGTTGTAGTTCAACGTTTCTGGATACCTTACCCAAAAACATATTTGGCTTTTTATTCATCTTTCATCTCCTTTACTTTTTTCCGATAGGCCAAATAAGCAAAGCGACCAGCCAACAAGCCAGCTCCAACCACTTTGCTCATGACATAAAGATACAACGGTAAAACTATGACAAAAACCAATATTAAGATAAAAATAAACATCTTCACTCTGCTTTATCTTCAAGGTTTTCGTCTCTTCTTCCGTGAAGATTTGCCTTACGATTGGCCATCAATCTTTCAAAAGCCTTTCGTTCGGAACTCAAATCACGAGGAGTAGATGGTCCGGCGAAATACTGCGAAGCATGTAGCCGAACAAGATTTTCCAAAGCGCTTTTTCTTTGTTCAAAGGCTCGAACAGTGCCTATAGCAATGTTTTGTTCATATTCAGCATTAATATAGTCCTCACTTGCGGCCAGATAGTCAGGATGCGTTAAAACAACCGCCTCGATCATATCCTTGGTTGTCTTGCTAAGACCAAATCTTTCCGGGTCCTTTTGAATTTCCAGAATAAGCCTAGCCTTTACAACCTCTCGCCGTTCCTTGGCCAAGGAAGTACGACGTTGTGCTTCCGCTGAAATATGGCAATACTGAAGCATACGCTTTGGCTGATTGAGCCATTCCACATCAAGAGCTGTTTCATCAATCTCGATGTCCGCAGAATAGTTTACATCACTCATCGCCTTCGTCCTCCTGCTCCTATTATAGACAAGATTATGTGCCTTTTACGGCAGCATAGCAGGAAAAAATTATTCCAGGGAACCCACTATCAAAGGTATTTTGGGCAAAGGCTTCCATTATGGCCGCTATCCTATCATCTTCTCGGCTTAGGAGGATTGTGGCACAATACTGCAATACTGCACGCCGAATGGATTCCGGCTGCTCATCCTTCAATCCGGCTAAAATCTGGCGAACTTTATGCCATTGAGCACCACCAATAAGCGCTCGACAAAGGTCAATGATTTTGGCTTCTAGGTCAACGGATTGACGAGCTATTTGTAGCCTTTCTTCAGGAGGATGAGAAAGCACCTTTTCCAAAATAACTAATGCGGTTCTTGCATGCCCCTGCGCAGTCTGTATGATTTGGTCATAAACCTCTTTAGCTAATTCTTGCTTTTCTGCGATCACAACAGACCGCAGCAAGCGCTTCATTTGGATTTCGGTCAATAACTTAACTTCTACCTTAAAGCACCTGTCCTTGACCGTATCCAGTAGTTTTTGCGGTTCGGTGGTACACAAAAAATAATAAACATGCGATGGAGGCTCTTCCAAAGCCTTTAGCAAAGCGTTTTGAGCATCCCGGGATAGCTGATGACACTCATCAAGCAACCAAGCACGTCTTTTGCCATGTAGGCCATGAAATGCAGACGCATTCCGCATTTCCCGGATTGTATCAATACCCCGAAAATCTGCAGAATCTATTTCCCTAAAATCCTCGCCAATACATCCCAACTTAGCTGCAGCAATTCTAGCTAAAGTTGTCTTGCCGCAGCCATGAGGACCATGAATAAGATATGCATGCGGCGGATCATCTTTATCTATCAAAGACTTAAGCGTGTTTACCGCTTCTGTATTCCCTATAACTTGTTCGAATGCAGCAGGGCGGTATTTGTTGTATAGTGACATAGTTACCCCTCCATTAGTTATGGGTTTAATCCTTAAACGGATGCATTTCAGACCAAGGCTTATCTACATCAGTAATCTTAATTTCTACATTAATTGGCACATTAATCCAGGTGAAATTCTTAGGTAATTCCTCACAAGCCAAGCGTCTTATATTAGTTATAATATAGCCAAGTTCATCAGGATGAACATCCAAAAGCATGGAATCGTGAACCTCACCAATAACTTTGGAATCTAACTTTTCCTTTTGGATTAATTCATCCATACGAATCAATGTCCAAAGCAGCCAATGAAAAGCTACCCCCTGGACTGGATAGTTGATCGCCTCATTCCGTCGCATCTCGCCCTTACAGCGAAAGCCAGTCAACATATCAATGTAGCCATTTTGCTGATAATTGGCGTACCAATCCTTTCTCCATTGATTATAGACCTTGAACCTGTGATTCCAAAAGTCATCCTCAACTTCTTTTACATGCTCGGTAAAATCATCCAAAGATTTGATTTTGTGTTGTCTAAAATGATCAGCCAAAGATATCCCGCCTGGAAGAGGAACACCATCACCTGCCTTCCATTTTCCGATGGACGGAAGATTACCCCAAGTGCAAGCNAAACCTTTNGCACAATTCTTGTANTAATCCCCNTAAAATTGGGGGAAAACGAATGAATTCTTTGCTGCCTGCCGAAGCCTGTATAACTCGGGAACCCCCTTTATACCGTTCTTTTTGATGATTGGNTCAAAGCTATCCANAATGAATAACTGATAAGCCAAATCACCATGCATATCTGACTTAGGGTCACGTAGATATTTGAGCATGGTTGGGTCGCGATGATATGCCGCCGCAGCGCTTACCTCAGCGCCAGAAAAATCGACCTCAACCAATAAATGCCCTTTTCTCGCAAACATGACCGATCGGCATATTTGCATAGCCTTTTCATCCCGAATTGGGATGTTCTGCAGATTAGGCGCCTCCGCGCTCGATCGATACGTTTTGACTGTATGTAGATGAAAAAATGGATGAATAAACCCATCGACTTGTTCACGTACATACGCGCTTAAATATGTGCTTATAATTTTACGATATTCTTTAATAGTCAAAAGGTCCTCTAATTCTGGCATACTTAATTCTCTTAAAGATTTTTCGTCAGTACTCCCTCGCTTTCCACTCGCTGTAACTTTTGCCGGATTCAACTTGTATACATCATACAGCATTACACCAAGTTGATCATTGCTTTCGTAATTTGTCTTCCTTCCAAAGTGCTTATTCCAATCATTTGCAAATTTGGTTGAACCAAATTTCTCAATAAGCTTCTTGATCTTATATTCCATCTCTTGAATATGAAGTTTACACAAATCGACATCTATGCGAATGCCTTGCCGCTCCGCCCGATTAAGAGCCAGCATTCCCTTGTGGAGCAAAAAATAACCGTTCAACTGATATTGTGAATTTCTTTTTGAAGATAGCATCATATTGCGCCGAGTTCCCTCATTTGCTTCAAGGCAAGCCATCTCGTGAACAAGGAATCCAGCGCACAATAGGTGAGAACCTGATCTTCGCCAAGATCACGAATTGCTTGATAAATATTATTTTTTGAATTTGAGTTTTTTGAATCCAATGATTTTAGATAGGGATTTATGTATGAATCATACCCAAAAATCCCAAAATTAATGTAAGTCTGAAACTTCAATCCAGTTATTCCGGGACGATTGTCCAAAACATGCGCAGCCAGCATTGTATCCCATTTCCAGTTTCTCGTTTCAGTTTTCAGTAAAACAGCTGACCACGTATCTTCGAATTTGATGTTATGTGAAACCTTAGGAATATTCGGAGAACGCAAAAACCTATGCCATAAATTTATTATGCGCGGTCTTTGAGGGTCCATAAATGCATAGGATGCNTCTTCCGTGCATACCGAGACACAGACAATATTATGCCCTTTATCATACGGCTTAAGCCCGGTTGTCTCATAATCAAATGCACAAAAATCCCCTTCCTCGCGTCGCAAGATACGACGTAAAACAGATTCAATTTCATCTTCATTTTGAAGAAGCCTGACATATTTACGATAGTCACTATAGTCAGGCACACGCGTATTCAACAAATCAATGGCTTGTTCTATATCTTGTCTCCAAATGGTTGTGACCTGTTCAAGGTCATCATCCTCCGATCGCTCGACATAACTCGGATGGAATGTCGGGCATATCCATGCTTTTCTCTTTTGGTCTGGAATCGCCCACCCACGCCAAAGAGAAATGCTATGGCCAAATTCCTCACTGGCGCTGATGACAGAATTTACGGCGCTTGACCCCAAAAGTAAAATAACATGAGCCTCATTGTCGCTTAATGTCGGCTGGACAATGGTGCTTCGACAATAAGATATCTCACGTTCTGTAGGAGTGCGATTATCTGGAGGCCGACAATTTACGGCATTAAAGCTTAAGCAATCCTGCTCTATATCAATATTGAATCTCTTGAGTTCAGATTGTAGCCTTTTACCTGATTTCCCTTGCCATGGCATACCTTTTTCATCTTCTACCCTACCAGGGGCCTCTCCTATTATCAGGAACTTTTTTCTATTCTTTCCCCATGCTCCCATTCTGGGAGTTTGAGCATGCCTTTCTAGACCGCATGAATAGCAAGCGAGATAACTGCTTCTCGAATAGGTTATATTCCTTTTGTCAAACCTTTCGAGTTCTTCTGGCTTGAAGAAGCCAAACATGCGGTCTTAGCTCCACTGGCAAAGGAAATACAAGCTTTCCTAGGTATTATAGACCTTACGCAAGGAAACCACATGCTCCCATTGATCGTGCTTGAACTTCATGCGATCACGATCTTTGGAAATAATGCAAGCGCTTTGGTGCTTACACGCCTCAAAGATAAATTCCGCACCAACGCCAAAATCGATGAGTTCCCCAACATAATCAATATCAAATTCCTCCTCAAACCATCCGGCTTCACATTCTGACCGAATAGTTATCTTTCCAGACTCAATCTTAACATTGAGAGGGTGGATTGTGATGCGATTTACAGTTTTCACGTTCGCATCGACTTCGCTAAAAATTCCTGCTCTCGCCAATGCAGGAGCGATTTCCTTGGGGAGGTAAATCTCATGTCCTTCTACATTGATAACCCTAGAAAAATCTGGATAAGGAGTGCCCTCTTCTAATAAACGAGAGCTAAAAATAATTCCATCATCGGTTTTAAAATGAATCCAAGAAGCTTCCCTATTAACAAGGAAGGATGTAACTTTATAGTTTAAAAGTTCCTTACACGGTTCAACCGGGATCAAAAGTTCCCTAGAACCCATTCCGCCTTTGCAGATATACCGCGTAAGGCAAAGACCATTGGTCGTTTCAACAAATGACCCGTGTACGTGAATGGCCTTAAGATAATACCTTGACTCCTCTTTTGAGGAGCTAGGCAGCGCGATCCTTACTCCTTCCAAAAAATCCTCGGGTAACCTATTCCAGTTACCATCATAGTTTAATTTTGGGATTTTAATTTCCTTGAGCATCCTCAGTCCAGCCTTAGCCCGGCCAAACCGAATTCGCAATTCTTTATCATCTGGCTCAAATCGGACCGTATCCTGGTCCACTGAGCTCAAAAACTCGTAAAGCTTCTTCCCCGGGACTGCGCCTGTAAATCCACTTAGCTCAGGTACAGGGCACAAAATACAAATAGAATCGTTGCGTGTTACTACATTGCCGTCAAAAAACGCAAAACAATGGAATTGTGCCCATTCTTCTTTGCCCAATCCAGGAAGCGCTGCTTTAAGCGCAGAAAGTAAATCACCACGGTTGATCTCCATTAGGAGCCCTCCAAAATTTTAGGGGTTGTAACCAGTCAATAGCTTAGTCAGTCACGCACTCTAATTTGAATATAGTCATCATCAAACCTGACTGCTTCGTACTTTTCAGATTTGAGTATTTTTCTAACATAATATTTAACCGTATCAACCCCCATAGTCTTAAATTCCAATTCTCTAGCCACAGCATTGTATTTATCGGTTACTTCCCGAGGAGTGCCGCCAACCAGCAAAATAGTCAACAATTGAGCGTACCAGCTATTTGGGTCTATCTTGCGGCCTTTCTTTTTAGGTCTCTTATACAATTCTTTCGGAAATTCTGATGTCACCCCCTTGTAACTTTTACGCTTTTTGCGAGAAGTATGGACATGTCTTTTCTTTGACTTTTCTTCTACCTTATCTGCATGCTCATTTTGAGCATCGGTTTCTTCCTCAGCTTTTACCTCCTCCTCGTCTTCCTCTTCCTCTTTTTCTTCGTCTTCTTCTTCCTCTTTGCTCTCTTCCTCCCTGCTTTCCTCCTCATCCCTATCTTCTTGATAGGTGTCATCTTCATACTCAGTTTCGTCATTTTCTATAATATTATCCGCCCCCCACCCAAGACGGATAAGGACGGCGGTCGTGTCATCACTAAATACATCTTCAGGAGTGAGAACACGAATTGCCTCTTTTATACTCTCCTCAATCTCCTCCTCAGATAAAGTTACATCAATTTTAGGCTCCAAACCAAGCTGCTCGTTTAGCTCGATGGCAGCATCGACCAGCTTGGACCGATTGTCCTGAGGGTTGTCCTGAGAGGGGGTTTTTCTACGAATCATTCGCTTCTCCTTTTATCTACAAGAAATTAAAGGCTTTCCATTTTCTATATAGACACAAAAGTTAAGGCTTGGAAATAAGGTACAAAAATTTTTCTGTGGATAACTTATTCTTTGATGGCTTCAATAAGTGATGTGATCAAATCCTGTTCATCTGGCTCCCTTCCATCCGTAACTAAATCAACGACCCGGCGTTTGTTGTCCAATATCCTGACAATCGACCTATCAATCGTATTTTCTGCCAATAGATAATAAATATTTACCGCGTTTTTTTGGCCAATACGATGAATACGATCTTCGGCCTGAGCTAACTCTCCAGGCGTCCACGGCAGCTCCAAAAATGCCAAAGAAAAGGCTGCAGTCAGGGTAATGCCCATCCCATCCCTTTTCAGACTACCAACAAACAACAGGCATTTCGGGTCTTCCTGAAATTTACGAATGGCTTCCTGACTTTTGGTCTTATTCCCGCTGACCGTTTGAACAGCCACTTTTTTAAATCTTTCCATTAATTTGTCTTGAATTTCAATATGATGGGCAAACACGACCAATTTGTTACCGCCACTTATCTGCTCCTCAATCCATTCGCAAGCTGAATTTAACTTTGCAAGGGCAGCAAGCCGCTTGAGAATTGTAACTTTTGTAAGAGCAGTCGCTCCAACAAATTTTGCCCTATTTTCTACCAGCCATGCCTGAAGATCATTTTTAGCTTTAATATATTCTTTATATTCCTTTTCGCTAACCTCCATAGGCACATAGCTACGGATTTTATCAGGCAATTCCGAAAGTACCTCGGACTTCAGTCGACGAAGCATTATGCCGTTATTGCCGGTCAGAATTTGATAAAGTTCTTCCGTATTGGTTGCTCCGTCCATATTCCAGCCGTAGCCATTATGACGCAACCCACAATAGCGCTGAGCAAACTTCCATCGACTTGGAAACAAAGTTCTGTCAATCAAATTGATGACATTAAAATACTCGATTGGCCGATTGATGACAGGCGTGCCGGAAAGTGCGATAAACCGAGACTTTGGGCGAATATCTTTGACAAGCCGTTCCAGCATTCTTGTGCGGATTGCTTTTGGATTTTTGATTGCATGTGCCTCATCCGCAATCACAATCTTTGGTTCTACATCCAACAAAAAATCTATCCAATGCGGCAGAATATCATAATTTATGATTATGATGCTCCCTCTAATGGGATGAGGATTTTGACCAGACAAAACTTCAATGTTTTTATCTTGAATCCAGCTCCGCGCCTCATTTCGCCAGTTTAGCTTCAACGAAGCCGGTGTAACGATTACTGCTGGCCTCAATTCTGGATGAAGCTGTAAATAAGCCAAGACGGTAATTGTCTTACCCAAGCCTTGCTCATCGGCCAATAAAGCGTTCCCGTTTCGTTCTTCCAAAAAGGCAACACCTTTTGCCTGAAACGGAAATAGCTTTTTCTTCAATCCCGGAATATCAAAAATAGGGGTTAATTCTTTTCTCTCTTTATTTTTTACAACCTGCAAAATTTTTTGTGGTAGCTGATCTTCAGGGATACCGTTTAGCTTAAACCCAAGATCAGCCAATTGCTCGATTGCATACCTCGAGACAGGGACAGTCCAATATTTGGCATTCTGTGTTGCATGGAACATACGACCTGGCAATTTCTTGATTTGTGATACAGTCCAAGGGTCGTATGGGAAGGTTACCTTCAAAAGGTTACCATGCAAAGTAGCAATCTTCACTCAGTCTCTCCACCAATCTGATTTTATTCGTCGAAGTTTGTGTAGTAGATATCTGGATTTTCGCTTACCCACATTAAAACACCCCAAGAGATGGGATGGAATGCAGGTAAAGGAAAAGCACCAGCAGAATAGCGTTCNGGATCAATGGACGCTTTTTGCTTTTCTATGTTTTTGACATACCTCTTTTTGGGCTTGTACAAACCAAGTCTTTCAGCTTTTAGCCTGACTTGAGAATCAGAAATACCCAAAGCTTTTGAAATATGGCGAAAAGAGTATTTGCCATACATCTCTTTTAGTTTTTCAACTTTTTCCGGTGTAAACTTCGGTGGGTTTTTCGATTCTTTATGAGACAAACCCATTTCTATTGCTTTGCTGATTATCGTTTTTC